ATTTGTAGTTTGCAATCGCCCCGTAGAGCGACTGCATCTACAGTTTGATTAATTGTTTAATCTTTTTTCAATATTGGAGTAAATCTCCATTCCTTCATCAGTTTTAAACCAAGCGGCTAAAGCTGAGTAAGGGTGTTCGTCAAACGGAACGTTCATTAGTTTTCTATCGTTAGAACCCCACATAAATGTTCTTTGGTCGTCTGATAATTTTAAAATTCCCATTTCAGTTGCTCTAACACCAAAGTTTCTAAGAACTACATTTTCATCATCCGCTAATTCTAAGAATAAAGCTGGGTTTCTTTTAGCGTATATAAGTAAATCACGTTTAAGCTCTTTAGAACTCATTGTAGACACTTTAGAACCTAATTCTATTCGCATAACTGCCTCTGCCATATCTATATCCATATTTTGAGCGGCATTTAACGCTTCAATCTCTAGTTCTATAATTTCTATTTCACTAGCAGCTTCTTCAGCTGGTTTTATTTCGTGATATTTTATATTTCTCATTGGGTGATATAAAGATAGTAATTTTTGCAATGTAACCTTGTTTTTTGGCACTATTAAAAATCCATTTAAAAAAGTTATATGCTCTAATCTTTGGTCCCCAATCATCTCATCTACAAAAGGAGTTCTTTGGTTCGAAGTATATTTTAATTCTCTTTCATAACCTTTATCCTCATCAAAATAGTACATTCTTGAAGAATGTATAGTTGCTGTTATTGGCTTTTTACCACCAGCCAAAACATATGTTCTGTCTTTTATTTCCCAGTTATCTTCTGGGCTTTTTGGTTTTGTTTTTTTTACAACCGGTGGAGTTTCAACTACCACTTGTTCTACGTGCTCATCACCAGGGTCCGCCTGAGTTGAGACTTTTTTTGTTTTCTTTGCCATAATATAATATATAATAAAATTAATAAAAATAAAAGGCCGAGGCCGAAGCCCCGGTCTTTTAAATAATTGTGCTTAGTTCATCAACATAAAGTTGTTAGCACCTTGAGTAATTAAACATCTTTCAGATAGATAGTTAACTGTCATAGCGTCTAAATCAGAAGTAACAGCACCAACTGAATCAGTGATCCAAGTTTTTAGCTTTCTACTTTCTGTATTAGAAGCTCTATATCTAATGTGTAAGAAAGGACGTTTCATGTTTTTGCCTAACATTTCATCGTAAACTGAAGATACACCAGCTGGGATAATAACACCTCTAATATCATTAAATCCTAAACCAGCTCTTAAAGTACCATCGTTTAAATATTTCCAGTCAGATTTGTAAAAGTCATAAGAACCTCTTCGGAATCCAGAGAAACCTAAGTTTAGTGCCATGTCTTCTGAGTTATCAAATACTCCATAAGAAGTAGTACCAGTTACTGAGTTACCAGTCATAGCAGCTAACATATCGTCAATTGCTAAAGAAGCATCTCTGTTTAAGAATAACATATTTTCTTCAATAGCACCTTGAGAATCAAACTTAGCTAAAATATCATCAAATTCAGATAAGTTAGCAGCAGCACCATTTGCTTGTAAAATACCAGTTGTTGAGTGACCACCTTGAGCGATAGCATCAAATAAACCTTGCGTACCAGCAGCACCAGCAACCGTAGAGGCACCAGTACCAACGTTAGCAGCATCCTCAACAGTAGAGGCAGCAGCTGTTAGTTTACTTTCTATTAAAGTCATTTCACAGTAATCAGCAAATCGAGCCATAGTATCACCATTAGCTTTTAAATACCAGTAATAACCATTCTGACCTTCTTCACCAGAAACTTCAACCCAACCGATAGCAGATGCATCGGATCCAGAAATTCTATAAGTATCTTTTAAGATAATCATTTTGTTTCTGAATGATTGGAAAGAAGGTTCTACAGCAGCGAAAGTATTAGCTTTACCATCGATACCTAAACCATTCTTACCTTTACCAAATTCAGATCCATATACGAATACACTAGCAGTGTTTGAAGTTGCATCATCATCAGTGAGAAATCCAGTTACAACACCAACAGTAGCCGCTTCATAAGGAAGAATTGTCATTGTAGTAAGACCCGCGTTAACCTCAGATACATATCCTGGGATAACCGTACCCACATTATCACTTAACATAACCGTAGCACCTACTCTTACCGCGTGAGTACCACCACCAGATACTGTAAATACACCAGCATTTGTAATGTCACCATCGTAACGTAAGTGTAATCTACCTTGCTCAGACCATACAACACTGTCCGCGCTAGATGCTTCTTCAGCACCTACTTGAGCTAAGAATCCAGAGACTGTTCTTTTTCCATATCTCTCTACTTCTTGAGCCATCAAATCTGGTAAATACTGTTGTTCCCAACCAGTACTACCATCTATAAAATTAATGTAATTTGAAGTTAGCGTCGCCTGCACTGGCGCCGGCACTGCATTCAAACTACCTCCTGCACTTATTGCCATTTTTTTATTTTTTTAAATTATTATTTGTTTTTGTTTTTAATTTTAAACTTAAAATCAGAAGAATTATCACCTAGCACTTTAAACTTTAAACCACCTGCTTCAATTTTTCCATGACTTTGTCTTGGATTCATATCTACGTTTTTAGCTTTAGCAACGCTGTTTTTTATAGCGTCAGCTTTTCCTTGTTCGTAAAAGTGTTTTGCAACAGCATCAGCATTCATACCTGTATACAAAGATTTGTGATAACCCGCAGCATCTGACATCTCATTTTTTTTATTCAAAAACTTTTTGACAAAATTATTAATGTCGCTTTGCGTTTCTTTAACTTCGTTAGCGTTATTTACTCTAAATCTATATTTTTTATCTCCGACGTTATATTCAAAACCTTTGAACTTATCGTTGAAAACATCATCTGTTTTCTTTAAAAAATTTGATTTACTTGCTTCTGCTTGTTTTTTAGTCTCTTCTGACTCTTTGTTATATCTATTGAAAAAATCAATTGCTTTTTGTTGCTCACCCGTAAGTTTGCTTCCAGCTTTGATATCTTCATAGTATTTAGACTTTCGCCCGTCTAAGTGGCTTTTAGCGTTGGCAACTTGCTCTTTTAACGCTAATTTTTTTCTTTTTATCTCTCTCTCTTCATCTTCTTCTTCATCGTAAGAGAATTGATCTTCCATAAGGAAGTTAATTTCTTCTGTATTTAAATGAGGTTTTGTTTGCTTGTAATACTCGTATAATAAATCTTTGTCTTCTAATCCACTATAGTCTTGATTAAGCTTAACGTAATCATTTAAATCACCACCGGTTTCTTCCATAAAGTCAACTAACTTTTGAATACTTTCTGGTAAAGGCTTCCCAGTAGCCTCTGCTTCTGCCACTGCTTCTTCAATTTGCTCTTCTACCTCTGCAACTTCTTCTTCAGTAGACTCTTCAGTTATTTCTTCTAATACTGGAGCTTCTTGTGCTTCTGCTTCCGGTTGTATTTCTTCTTGTTTTTCTGTGGCGTCGGCATTCTCAGGCTCTGCAACCACTCCGCTGTCGTCAGTTGAACTTGCTTCAACGCTTGTATTTTCTTTTGGTTTTTCATTTTTTTCTTCTGGTTTTGATGGTTTATTTAAATCTACTTTTATAACTTCGTCGTTTCCAGCAGAATCAAATTTACTTTCATCAACCTGCCGTGTTGTTTCTTGTGTAGTTTCTTCAACTACATTTTCATTTTTTTCTTCCATAATATAATATAATAATAATTAATAAATCTATCTAGGCTCAAACGCACCTAAATCAAATCCGCCACCTAGTATATCATTACCTGCAGACTCAAAGTTTTTAGGTGGTTTTCCACTATTTCTTTGCTCAATCATTTCGCTTTGTTGAGATGCTTGAATTTTTGTTCTTTCGTCTTTACGATCTTCTTTTTCTTTTTCTCTACTTCTCATGCCTTCTACTTCAGCGCTTTTTAACTGCATGTTCATTTGAAACTCTAGTTGCATTAACTCTTTTTTATACGTAACTTCTTGTTCCATTTTTTGAGCTTCAAGCTGTGCTTTAACTTGTTCTAGTTGAGCATCACTTTGAGCTATAGCTTGGTTTTTTTGAACATCAGCTTGAGCAGCTGCTTGAGCTGCTTGTGCGTTTGCTTGGGATTGCATTTGTATGTTTTGTTGTTGTACCGCTTGATCTCGTTCTTGCTTTTTCTTTCTACGTATCTTTAACATTTGATTAGCAAGCTTTATATTTTTTATTTCTCTAAGATCAATAGCGTCTTCAAGATCAACACTTCCTTGTTGCAACGCCATCTGTATGTTGTTTTCTAACACCATTCTTTCTTCTTCGTCTGGTTGTAGCTCTAGGAATATTCCAAAATCATATAAGTGTAACTCTGACATTTCTTCTAACGTTGCCACGTTGTGAGCACCTATAGCTTGTATAAAAGCATCTCTAGTTGGAGAATATTCTATAATGTCAGATATTCTAAGTGACAAACACTCTGCTGTTTCAGCTGTTAAATATAAACCAGCTTGCAATATATGCCTTGTTGCTGTGTTACTATTAGCTGCTGCTAATTTTTGCACTCCTACTAAAGCGTTTTTATCTGGCATACTACCATCTCTAGCTTCATTAAGCCCGGTTACATCTCTTATCATTTGCAAGTAGTAATTGTAATTGCCAATAAGAGCTTGCATTTTATTACCACCACTACCAGATGTTATTTCTTGAATAGGTACTTTACCTGGATTCATATCGCCATCTTGAGTAAACGATCTACCAATAACACTACCAGTTTGGAAGAACATATTTAAAGCCTCTTGCGGGTTGTAGTTAGTTCCATTACCTAAATCAACTTCGGCTAAACCATCAGCGTCTAAATAAACGCCATCAGGTACCATTCTAGCCATTACTTGTTGAAGCTTCAAATGTGTTAATTGAATCATATCAG